AACTGGATACTGACGACTGGCTACTGACAACTGCTTTCGTCAATCCTCCTCGACCCAAAACGATTCAATCTTCGCCATCGGGATTTGCTCAAAGTCCCGGCTGCCCCGCGTGCCGATCACCAACACGGGGAGCCGCAGGTGACTACGCACGGTGACGCGCGAGGTCTCCGTGATGACCCGCTCGCCGGCGCTATAGAGTTCAAGGTGCACCGTCATGTTGCCTCCTGCTGATCGAATAAAGAGGAATTACATACTTGACTCGCTGTTGAGCCACTTAATTGCTGCGCTCTACAGAGACCTTCTCTTTTTCCATCCGTTCGCCGTACTCCCGCTGGCTAGCATCGTCCAGGCGTTCGACAGTGACCCGCACGCAGTCACCAATCGCTGGCACAACGCCGTGACCGGGGTAAACCGTCGCGTGTAACGAGACCGGGTAGTGATTCTGGATATCGTCAATCCAGAAACCTGCCGCCCGCATCTCTAGCGACTCCCCGCCTACCATTTCTCCTTTTCCGTCGCGGTAGGAGAACGGTTGCACTTTTAGGGTTGTAACCCTCAGTTCCGCTGTTATCTTTTCCATATTCCTCCTGTGATTTCAGCCTTAGCTCGAATCGGGTTATGGGTTAAGCCAACAGCGAGTCAAGTATGTAATCCCCGAATAAAGGCAACGCCGGCGCTGCCGCCCAACAGCCGCATGTTGCTGGGATAGAGCAGGCGATAGTCTTTTTCGAACTCGACGTCGCCATCCGTCCAATCGAAATCATGGGCGCGCTTGAAGTACGGCGCTACCGTCGCCACAAACCTGATCTGGTCGCCGGGCTTCAACTGCAGCGCCCGCATGCGGTCGCCCCAAATGAACCACACATGGTCGGCCACCACTGCTCCCGACTCGTCGCGCACGTCCACCAGCAGCGCCGTCTGCATCGTGCCCCACTGGTTGGTGCGATGTCCCTTGCGCTGGAACGTGGCGCGGAACACGCCGCGCTGCCCTTCGCGTTTTGCCAGCTTTGTTCTCATGCGTGTTTCAACTCCACGATGCCTGTATGCACCTCACAGTACGGGCTCGGCCCCAAGGTCGCCTCGGTGCAGCGGTCGGTCAGCACGACTACCGGTCGGACCTTGCGCGTGAATTTGTATCCGGCCATCGCGGTGCGGCCAGTCGTTCCGGCTGCCGGCGTCGTCGTGCGCGGGGTTCGGTAATCGCATTGGATGGCGCCGCAGTAACAGCCGCTCGCGGCCCAGTGGTGTTTGTGATCTGTCACTTCTACGAAGCTTGCCATCGCCATCACTTCTCCAATTGCAGCTGCCCAAACATCTCAGCCACTCGTTCCGGTCCGCCCAGCATGCGCACCCGGCGCGCCAGCGACACAATCTCGTGCACCAGCGGGCGGATGGCGTCTTCAATGTCGCCCGGCGTCACGCACAGGAAGTAGCCATACGGCTCCTGGCGGGTTGCGCCAATAGCCAACCCGAAATCTTCGATTAGGCTCTTCACGAGTGCCTTCACCCAGCGCGGCTGCACCTGCAGCTCGCTAGCCAGCTCGGCCAGCGGCCGGGCATTCGCCGCGCCCTGGCGATAGCGCAGCATGTGCAGCACCTTGCGTTCGCTATCGCTGAGCGGCCACGGTCCGGCGCGCCCGAACAGGACATCGTCGATGTGCGCCTGCAGGTTCACCTCTGAGTAGAGTGAGAGCTCGGCAGCCATTACGCCTCCAATCGGTCGAGCCAGAGCTGGACGCACATCAGCTTGTCTTCCAGCGGCCAGCTCACGAACATGTGATCGAGCTGCTCCTCGGTCACCACCAGCGTCGCACCGCAGCGCTCGCCGCTTTCCCCATAGACGCGCTGCGAGCTGCCGCCATTGCCGTTGCCTGCGGCTGCAACTTTTGCAGCACTGCGCTGCAGTTTCGGTTTCGGTTTGCGGTCCGCCATCTACTTGCCTTTCTTCTTCGCCTTCTTAGCTGGCGGCTTCACCAGGTCGAGCTCGTAGTGGCGGATGGCATGGGAGCGGAACACCTGCATGGTCTTCCGGGTGTACAGGTTCTTCAGCACCCAGCTCTCGCCGTTGGCGAGCTGCACCGGCCTCCCGACCCGCAGCAGCTTGCCGAGGATGAGGTCCTTCAAGATCACATCGGCCTGCTCGTAGCAGTGCTTGCCCAGTTCACGGATACGCAGATATTTAGCCACGCTCTCTTCGGTGGTCAGGACTTTCTTGGGTTTGCTCATTAGTTTCCCCTCGCAAGTTTCAAGTTTCGCCCGCCGCGGCGGGCCAGTTTCGAGTCGGCGCCGGTCAGCCGCATGGCGACCAGGTCGTAGTCCAGTTCGGCGCCGCATTCCAGACACACCTGATAGCTGCGCTTCGTCGGCGGCTTGCCCATGGTGAACACCCGCGACAGCTGCGGATGCGAACAGCCGAAGCACTTCAGTAGCCAGTAGCCGGTTCTCAGTAGCCAGTTCATCGCACCACCAGCCTTCCCATCCACGCGGCATAAAACAGGTGTCCCACAACGTAAGACGCCCCCAGGATCAGCAGCGCGGTGCACAGCGGCTGGGCCCAGCGGTCGATCCGGTCGGTATTCACTGACAACTGGCTACTGGCTACTGGCAACTGTTTGTTCACACTGCCTCCTGCGCTTCGGCGCGCGCCATCTTGATTTGCTCGATGGAGTTGGTTAGGGTGCGCACGTTGATGTAGTGCCGCGGCTGCCGCTTGGCGTCCAACTCGAAGGCGTCCTGGGCATCCGCGTCGCTGATCAATTTGTCAATTTTCTTGCGCGCTTTGTCTGGGGGCATCTCTCCTAACTCGCCGGCCAGCTCCCGCCGCACAATCGCTTCCGCCTCGGCGCGCTCGACCCCTGGCAACCTGATCTTGGCCAGGATGCGCGAATTCCATTGCTCCAGCGTCGCCGAGAAGCGGTCGAAGGTTTGCTTCAAGTCATGCGACCCGGCAAACAGCAGCGAGAAGTGGGGTGGTCGGTCCAGCAGGATGCGCAGCGCTTCAAAGCAGGGCAGCGACAAGTGCTGCGCTTCGTCAACCACCAGCAGCGCGCGCCGCCCCTGAAACTCGAACGCCAGGTTGCGCCGCAAGCGCACCCGATCGCCCACCGACGAGATGCCGCACGCCGTGGCCACTTCCTTGATGATCCCGGTGGGCCGCATGTCCACATCAGCGTCCACGTAGTAGGCGCGGCGCCCGGCGCCGTTGCGCGACAATTCCTTGCGGTTCAGCTCCGCCACCAAATGCTCCAGCACAAAGCTCTTCTGCGAGCCCGGCGGCGCATAGATCATGTAAGCCACCGGCCGCTGCAGCAACTGCTGAAAGATTTGCCGCATAGCGCGGACGTTGCTGGTATCAAAGAGTTCGCCATAAGCCGCGGTGGTTGGCGCAATGGGATGGGCATCGATGAAAGTGGTGATGCCCTGGCAGATCGGGCGGGAGTTACCCGACACCGCCTCGTACCGGCCGCGCAAGAACAGGTGTAGTGAGGATGCGGCGTAGTTGATGCGGCTGGCGAAGTCGGCTTCAGCCAGGCCAGTACAGGCGAGGTAATCTTGCAGCCGGGTGCGCACCTGGCCACTCTCGCGGGCCGATAGCTTCAGGGCCTCGGCGCGCACCGCGCGGTCGTTCTGGGGGATAGGTCCATAGGGATTTCGGTGGCTCACAGTCTTGCTCCTCTCTTAGCCATTAGTCCTCCTCTAAGAACCGGCGTGCCGCTTCCGCTGCTGAGGTGGGGGCCGCCCCGGCGTTGTCGGGACGCAAGCGCTGCGCCCGCTGGCTCACGAATTCGCGCGGGTCAATTGGATTGGCGCGCGCCTTCTGCTCCAAAAGTTCCAGCGGACTGCTGGCGCCGGTCGCCGCCGCCAGGCGCTGGATCTCGCCGATGGCGTCCTGCGTCCCATTGCGCAGCCGGCGGCGCTCGGCAACGGCCAGCGCGATCGCAGGCTTGGCCGCCGCCGAGTGCGGCAGCAACTGCTCGGGCTTGGCCCAGCACAGAAAATTGTTTTCCATATCGAGCACCGCGACATGCTCGGGATCGTTGGCGTCGTAGGTGGCGATCACGTCGTTGTTCTCGTCATCCGAGCCTGAGCGATCGTGCAGGATGCGCGCCGCCACGCTGTCGGCCCCGATGTAGCGCCGGTTCTCCAGCGTGATCGCGCACTCGCGCACTTTGCGCTGCTGCCGTTCCACAAAAGTTTTCACCAGCTCGGCGGGCTCAAACGGCGGACGCTGTGCCGGATTGGGGCAGTCCCAGAAAACTTGATTGGGGCTGCGCCCGTCCATGCCGCGGCCTCGGTGTCCGGGGGTGGAGTTGTACTCGTCGACCCAGGCCGCGGTGATGCGGATGAAGTAGCTGGCCGTGGGATGCGCCGACATCTGCGGCGCGCCCAGCCGCAGCAGCTTGCGATGGCGCGCCATCTCCACCACTGTGGCATCGGGGCGCAGCTCGGGCTTGCCCCCCGTATAGGTAGCGAACAGCAGTTCCAGGTGCTCTTTCATGGTGCGCCACTGCCGCTCGATGTTTTTCGATTGCCCGTGGTACGGCATGCAGAACTGCGGCGCGATACCGAGCAGCGGACAAATCTCGCGGCCTACCTTGCGGTAGTCGAGGCCGTTATCGACGTAGAAAGTTTCCGGCGGCCCGTAGCTCAGCAGCGCCGGCCGCATCGCCGTCACGATCGACATCGAACTGCCTTCCACGCAGAAGGCGAAGCTCAGCATCTTGCGCGAGCGCATGTCCATGATGCCGCTGAAGCGCATGCGCATTGGCGTCCCGAACGGCAGCCCGAGGAAGCAATCATTTTGGACTTCGGCGTCGCAGATTTTATGGTCAGAAACCCAGATCTGGTTGGCGAAAATATCGCTGTAGCCGCGCGACATGTACGGGGCCACGCGGTTCTCGTACTCGCGCAATCCGTCGCGCGCCATGATGCGCATGGCCGGGGTGATCTCCCGGCAAGTCTTCAGCCATCGGGACACGGTGCCGTAGCCCGGCAGATCGGCGTCGGCGATGTGCAGCACCTTGCGCTGTTGCAGCAGCAGCCGATGAATGCCCTGGATGCCCATCCGGTGCTGATCGAGATAGAGCGCCGCCGCCACCGCTGCAGCTTTGGGATGGTGCTCGAAGAAATGCGACTTGCCTTTGTCGGCGCGCGTGTCGCGCGCCAGGCCAAACTTGCCGTGCTTGCGATAGGCGCGATACCAGCCCCACAGCGTGCTCTCTGAAAGTTCGTGCGTGTGCGCCAGGTACTCGACCATGCGAGTGGCGTTGGTCACGCGGCGGCCATCCGCCAGGCGGAGCCCCAAGTCGAGATGAAGTTGCCCGCGGACTACGATGCCCTGGTCAAGCTCGAAGTCAACCAGCGGCTGAATGATCGCGAGGCGGGCAGTGGACTGGGCTTCTTCTTCGGGGGAGAGGGAAACTTTGTGAGCAGTAGCCAGTAGGCGGTTGCCAGTTGCCAGTTGCAGCGACTCGTTCTTCGGCTCGGGCGCCGGCGAGCAGGAGAGGGCGAACGTCTCAGCCATCGGAGATAGGTCGCGCTCGCTCACGCCGCCAACCTTTCTTGTCTCCGGTTCGCCTGCCAGGACCGCAGTCTCTCCGACGATCGCTTGTACGGCACCGGCTGGCGCGAGGGCCTGATGAAGTGGCCATCTTCATAGACCATCATCCGAATTTCGAAGAGCGAGAACATCTTCTTCCCGCTCCGGCGCTGCCCAGCACGCAGCCGCTCGGCTTCTCTCAGGCCGCCTGGCGTCAGGCCGAAGCGCGAGGGGTAGCAGCGGCCAAACCGCTTCAACAGCCGCTTAGCTTCCACCAGGCTGATACGAAAACCATGCCGCCGCATCCGGCCTTGAATCAGGATGGCGCCGTGCTCGCGCCGGAAGCGGCAGTAGGCGCGCAGATTGATTACAGCGCGGTCTTTCTCGTTGCGCTTGCGCCAGTACTCTTCGCTGATTTCCGGGTTGCGGAAGCGCCAGCCGCGCAGGTAGGCGGTTTTCCATTTCCGGCGATGGCCGCGTTCATGTTTGTTGTTGCAATCCTTGCAGCGCGATCGCAGCAGCCAAGCCCAATCGCTGCGGCGGTGAATCAAGATCATCTCGTCGAGGACCTTCTCCTCTCCGCAGGCGCGGCACAAATGCTTTGCTGGGAGGTCGGCTTTGCGCATGAACTTCACTGCGGCCGTCCTTTCTCCATCGGCTCAAACTCTGCGGCACGATCCAGGAGCGCCAACAGCACCCCTTTCACATAGAACTTACTGTTGGGCGCCACGGTGACGCCCGGGAGGCACTCGAGCATCTCGATCGTCAGATCAGCCAGTGCCTGCCTGGTGCGCTCCAGCGACTTCGGCTTCAGCTCAAGCGCCGCCAGCCGTTTGCTGAAGGTCGCGAGATCGAGATCAACCTGGCTCACGATGCCGCCTTTCCCAACATCTCCGCCTCAGCCGACGCGCCCAGGCAGTTGTGGCGCTCGAACTTTCGTCCCGCGTCCACCGCGATGAAGTTCCCCTTCGGCGTCTTGAAAAAACGGATCGGCGCATCGCAGAACAGATACGTCGTGCGGTAGGCGAAGCTGTAGCCCTGCGCCCGCGCATCTTCTTCTGTGGCCGGAAAGCTCATTTAGTGGTTGCCCTTTTTTCGCGCGGCCATCCACTTGAGGTTTTGGTTTTCTTCCAGCGCGAGGCGGAGTTGGATCTTGGCCCGTTGCACTTCTCGCTCAAGCCGGAGCATGCAATAGGCGAGATACATCCCTCGGAAACGTAACCACCACGGCATAGTCATCGCGCGCCTCCAGCAGCTTTTACTCGAAACCGGAAACTTGCCCGCCGCGGCGGGAGAAACTGCTTTACGATTTTTCCCGCCTGCCATCCATCGCTGCCGGGAACGGGCAACAGGTTGGCGACGCCGTTCAGCAGATTGAAGAAGACGAACACCTCGCAGTGGCGCCCGGCGAAAATCAGCGCCAGATGAAGGTTGGAGAGCGGGCCGGCCAGGATGATCAGAAAGGTCCGCAGCGGCGTGTCCGTTTGGAACATGGTGTACAGGCCGCGCCAGCGAACGCCCACGCGCAGCACCTTCACGTCCAGCGCGAGCGCGGTCGCAACGTGACCGCATTCATGGAGCACCATGGCGAGCATCCAGCAAGCGAGCAGTTGCGCAACCGCGCCCAGCACAGCCAGCAGTGTCGTCATAAGATGTCGCCTTTCCAGTTGCGGGCTATAAAGGAGAAGAGTGAGAGGTTCGCGCCATAGACGAACACCAGCGCGATCATGGGGAAAATCAGGTCGGGGCGGCGGCCCATGGCCGCGAGGAGGAACAAGGGGAGCCAGGTCATTGCGGTGCTCCTTCTCGGGCACGCTGTTGGCGCTGCCATCTCGGCTCCCACGCCCAATCGATCCCGGCAGCGCGGAACTCGCGCTCTAACGCCTGCTGTACGCGGACCGAACTGCCGCCGTCCACGACGGCGGAAACGGTGCTGATCGTAATGCCGAGCTCCTCCGCTACTTTCACGAGGACGGCGCTGTGTTCACGCTTGAATCGAACGCGGGTGGGGTACATCCTCCGCGCCACCTCGTTGGGATTGGGGTGAAATCGCGGGCGGCCTCCGAGGTAAACGATCGCAGCGACGCGCGCAGCATTAAGAAAAGGTTGGAGCCTCATAGGGCAGTTCCTTCCAGGCGTTGCTCCAGCGTGGTGATGGCGCGCTCGGCACGCGAGCGCTGCAAATGGTTGCGCCCCAACTCCAGCAGACGGCTTTCGGAGGCGTTGATCACGCGCAGCCCGGCGGCTTCAGCCAGCACGCGCAGCAGGCGGTCATCGCCGGTGGCGGAGCAAAATGATCGCGTCAGTTCGGCTGGCCAGCGGTGTTCTTCCTTGGATTCGGCGGTATAGGCGTTCAACATCCGCTCGGTAACGTCGCGGCCCACCAGTCGCGTCATCTCGTCGGCAATCTGGGCGCGGCTCTTATCGCTGTTGCGGATGGCTTCTACCAGCAGTCCCCGGATGAGCGCCCCATCGTTCATACTTCCGGAGGCTTCGGCGTCGGCTGCTTCGAGCAGGGCAAGCTGGCGTTCCGGGGTCAATCTTTTGGGGCTATTGTCCATTGATTTTGCGGCACAACCACCGCATCATCTACCGCGTGTTAAGCAGCGCACTTCCGCTCGATCTTCTTCATCTCGGCCAGCAGGGCCGCTTCTACGCGGCTGCTCTGCCGCTGGCCGATCGCGATGCGGTAAACATGCGAGCGGCTCAGCCCCAACCGTTGGGCGACGCGGGACAGGATTCCCTGATAGAGGATGGCTTTACTAAAAGTCCGGCGTTGGCTACGATCAGTGCGGATGCGCGCAACAGTGTTGCTCATACAGCAGCACATTACAGTCGCACTGACGCAATGTCAAGTGAAAAAGATAGCCCTGCCCAAAAAGTTGCAAAACGGGAACGCGGGGCGCGAATCCGGCATTTGCGCGAGTCACTCGGGCTGGCCCCGAGCGAGTTCGCCCAGCACTTCCTTGGCAGGAAAAGAAGGCCACTGACCAGCCAGTCAGTGTGGAACTGGGAGAACGGCGACAACCCGCCCTCCGCTGAGAATTACATAAGGATGGGGGACATAGCCCCTGACCCTGAACAGGCAATCTACTTTTGGTCGGCTGCTGGCATCGATCCCCAACGCGTAGCGCGCGCCGTCGCCGAGGCTGACAAGAGACGTGCTGCCCAGCCGCACGGTAAGAAGCCGAAAGCCGACTCGCCTGCCGCTTGCTGGTAATTCTTTCTCCGCCTTTACCGTTGATTCCCCCGCGCAGGCCGCCGCATCATCGCAGACGTGACCTGGAAGAACAAAGTCAAGGGCCGAGACTACGGGCAGAAGCGCCGCGCCAGATTTCAGGCCCTCGGGCTGTGCACGCGCTGCGGCGGCGAGAAGCAGCGCTTCGATCGCAAATCCTGCGACGCCTGCCTGGAGCTGTACCGCTCACAAGAAGAGGCCCGCTACCTCGCCCGGCTTGGGCGCTGTAGCCACTGCCGCACGGCGCCCGTCGAAGGGCGCCGGCTATGCGATGCCTGCAGGCTGAAGGTGAACAACCAAAACAATAGCTGGATGACCTCGATCAACAAGATCGCCAAAGCTGCTGAAGCCCTGGTGCTCGCCTCTGAATATGTGAAGCGCGACCTTCCGGCGGAGGAGATGCTGCGCGCCCGGGCGCAGGCGGCCAAAAGCGTGAGGCAGTTGTTCCGCGCGGTGCATGAGATGCAGCAGCGCCGAGGATCGTTCAAGAAGCGCGCACCGGCGACGATGAGGCGCGCAGCATGACCATACAAGAGGAGAAGGCCGAGATCCGGCGCCTCGACAAAGAGATCGAGCAGGAGCAGCAGCGGCATGCTGCCGCACTTCAGGCTTACGAATTAGGGCCGCGGCCAAAAGGCAAAGTGAAACTCGAAACGGAAGGGGATCACAGGCTCCCATGATCGGCTCCGCTCCCATCCCACGCCACACTCCGCTGCGCCGCAAGGCGTGGCTCCGCTGGAAGCCGCGCAGCCGCCAAACCAAGACGCGGACCATTCTCTACGGCAAGCCGTACACGGAACTCAGGCGGACCAGGGCAAGCATGGCCCACGACTGTTGCGAGAATTGCGGCAAGTATGCGCCGTTCTTTCCCGGGCTGGACCAGCCGTATTTCGCTGGCCAGTTGGCGCACCTAGACCGAGGATTCCGCAGAAACAGCGTCCTGGATCGTGTACTCTGGCTGTGCCCAGGATGTCACAGGGAATTGGACGGGCGCGGCTGAAGCCGTGCGCCCGCGGAAGAAAGGACGATAGCAACATGGATCTCGTCATCTATTTAGTTGCCTTCATCGTTTGCATCGTGATGATCATTGCCCAGTGCCAGCTCTTCGCTATCCGCGGCCTGCTGGAGACGCTGGTGAAGCAGAATGGCCGCGCTCCGATGCAGCTCCCGCTTATCTCTGAGAGTAACGTCCCCGACCCGCCGCCGACCGGCAGTGATGCCCGGGCTCCGAATGAAGGATGGACTTCTGCCCTCGTTGTCGCTGGGGTGATTGTCCTCGCCGCCATCGTAGCCCTGATTGTGATGAACGCCCCCGGCCACTGACAACTCGCAACTGACAACTGGCAAGTGACAACTGTTCTTTCTGCCTGAATAGCCAGACCTGACTGTATTTCCACTCTCGGCGGCAATCCACTCCCTATGCTCGGCCTTGGCGCGCTGTATCTCACAGTCCGGCGCGCCAAATATGTTTCAGGAAGGAACCATCATGGACTTCGCAACGCTCTTACAGAAGATCTCGACGGGGGCGCAGATCGCCCAAGTGATAACCCCAGCGCTGCAGCAGTACAGCACAGACCACGTTGCTGCGACCCAGGAGGTGCTGCAGGCACTCGGCGCCGGAGTGGCAGCCGAGAGCAGCGACACCACCGTGCAGCAAGATTCCATGGCTGCCGCGCAATTGGCATCGAGCCTGGTGCCGTTGGCCTTCACGTTGTTTTCGCTGTTCAAGAAAAAAACCGCGGCTGCAGCCCCGGCCAAACTGTAATTCAGTGAGGAAAGGAGGTCGCGGAGAATCGCCAGAGCCATTGTCTCGGGAGCCTCCGGGCTCCCGGCCAATGAAGTGGTCTGAGCCAGCGGAACAGGTTTGCGACAGACGGGGTCCTCCGGCTTCTCTGTCCGCGTAAAGCAGCAAGATTCCATGGCTGCCGCGCAATTGGCATCGAGCCTGGTGCCGTTGGCCTTCACGTTGTTTTCGCTGTTCAAGAAAAAAACTGCGGCTGCAGCCCCGGCCAAACTGTAATTCAGTGAGGAAAGGAGGTCGCGGAGAATCGCCAGAGCCATTGTCTCGGGAGCCTCCGGGCTCCCGGCCAATGAAGTGGTCTGAGCCAGCGGAACAGGTTTGCGACAGACGGGGTCCTCCGGCTTCTCTGTCCGCGTAAAGCAGCCTGTTCCCCTGGCCCGGACCATGAAGCCGGAGAAAGCGAGGTGAGCCTATGGAATTTCGTTGCATCATGGCGACCACCGAACGACTGGAGCAGGGGATCTGCCAAGGGAATATCCCCGAATTGAGGGTAAGACGGGGCGCCGTCACCTGCTCGCCGGAGTGCTTTGCCGAATATCGCCTCCAGAAGCGCCAGGTGCTCGCTAAGTACAAATGTCGGTGGTGTGGCCATCGGTTGCGCGCGAAGCCAGATGTAGAGCCTTCGCGCAGTGCGCTACAGGCATCTGACGAGACGATCGCACCCTCCAACGTGCAGGAAATACGGAAGAAGGTAGGGTAGAGGGGAAAATGGCACTTTTTGACGAAAAACCGGCCGTCGCGAGCTCAATGCTCGGGAAGACCGTGCCTCAGTTGCTATTTCCGGCCGGGGTCGGATTAGGGGCCGTCGTCGCCTACTACATCTACCAGGCATTCACGGCGCAGCCGGATCGGAGTTTCGGGCTGCTGCGGGACTGGGGGCCGTGGCCCCTGTTGACCGTCGTGCTCAGCTACTTCGCCTGGGTGTTGGTGAAGATGGTGATCGCGCAAATGGCGGCGATGTCGGACGGGGTGAAGCAGGCGGCGGTAGCCCTGGCCCAGTTGGCCGCCAAAGACGACCGCAACGCAGAGCAGCTACAGAACTTGACCGAGTTCAACGCGCGTCAGGGAGAAGCGGTACTGCGGGCGATCCACGAGCAGGGGGAGCACGTCGAAGAGATCCTGCGGAGATGCTCAGCGCGGGTCTGTCTTATAGAACCGGGGACTAAATAATGGATGCCCTTGAAACCGCTCAGTTAGCCCGCCACCGTGGGGTGATCATGCAGTTCATCCGCAACAACCACTTCGCCCAGCGCTCGCACATGGACGACCTGACCCTTTGGACCCTGATGACGAGGATGGGATTCACCGTGTCCCAGGACTATGTCTTCACCTTGCTCCAGGAGCTGAGGGATGCTGACTACGTCAAGTACCAGGAAAAAGTTGACAACCGGAAGGGCACAAAGTGGATGGAGCGCATCGAGCTCACGACTGCCGGACGCCGCCTGCTGGAGGGGTACACGGGCGACCCGCTCGTGCTAATTCTCTAAGCTATGGCAAAGCATCGACCCAAAGTCGGAGAGGCGCGGCTGAAGCGCCAACGCTTGACCATCGACGCGCTCCCTCCGTCGGTAGGTGAGGCCATCAAGGACCTGCGCGCCGACTATCCGATGACCTGGCCGGAGATCGAGCGCCTTTCAGCCCTTCCCTATAACAAGGGCTGGAAGGGCCATCTGGGTAGCTTTGGATTTGTCGATTGGGGTTCGCTCGATGCCGAAGTGCTGAAGCTCTTCCCTAAGCGGCGGTTGCCGGCGTCCACCCTGCTGCGTTGGTACGATCTGCGGTACGAGCAGGTGAGAGAAGAGTTCCTCAAGATCTCTGCAAAGGCGAAGGAGATTGTGAAGGTCCTCGCCGCGGGCGGCACTGAGCACTTAGACGAGGCCGCCCTCAAGGGTGCTTCCAACGTGATCTTCGCCATGCTGGAGTCGCAGCCGCCAGAAAGGCGGGCCAAGTATCTGCTGGCGCTGACCCAGGCAACGCAGGAGGCGCGCAAGAACACGGTGCGCGAGCAACTGGCCGCGACAGAGCAACAGCGCGTCGACGAGTGGACGAAGACCTCCGCGCTCCAGCGCGAGCGCTTCCAGAAGGACATGGAGAAGCTCTCAGTGAAGGTGGGCAAGGGCAAGCAGATCACGGTCGACGACATCAACCGCTTGCGCGAGCGCGTCTTCGGACTGCCCCCGGTGAGCCATGCCTAGTATTGAGTTTCCCAAACGCGAGATCAAACTGCCGGCGGTGATGCAGATCCGGCCGTATCAGCAGCGCTGGATCGATGAACCCAGTCGCTTTCAGTTGATGGTGAAGGGCGCCCGCATCGGCATTACCTTCGGCAGCATGACCAAGGCTTGTATCGATTGTCTGGAGTTCCCCAATACAACCTGGACCGTTCTCGGCGCCGCCAAAGCGCAAGCCATCGAGGCCATGGAAGCTGCGCACAAGATTCGCCAGCTCATGGGCTTCACCGCAGAAGTGTACGAGGAGCCCTTCGCCGATGCGCTGGGCGTCAGCAGTGAAAGCCAAACCAGAATGCAGTTGGCCAACGGCGCACGCATCATCGCATTGCCCGCCAATCCCCGTACCGCCCGCGGCTATCCGGGCAATGTGATCCTCACCGAGCACGCTCACTTTCAGGACGCCTATGCCATCTGGGCTGCGGTCGCGCGCCAGGTTGCGCTCGGGCACCGCTTGCTCTCCGAGTCGACGCCCAACGGCGAGATCGGAAAGTTTTTTGATCTGGCCCGCGACCTGGGCCTCACCGATGGGGTTCCGCCTCCGGGCGGGCATGTACAGAAAGGCGCGTGGAGCGGCCACTGGGTCGATATCAACATGGCTGTCGCAGACGGCTGCCCCATCAGCATTGCGGAGATGCGCGACCTTTTCAAAGATGATGAAACCTTTTCGCAGGAATTTCTCTGCGCCTTCCTGAAGGTCACCGGCGCGTGGCTACCGCTGGAGCTGATACTGAGCTGCGAGGATGAGTTTGCCACCACCGAGTTGCCGCCGAACTTCAAACCGCGCGGCCTGCTCTATGGCGGGATGGACGTTGCCCGCGATCGCAACCAGACGGTCTTCTGGTTGAACGAGCGCATCGGAGAAATCACCATGACCCGCCTGGTTCTGCCGATTGCTTCGATGGGGTTTGTGCAGCAGGCGGAAATCCTTTCACCGCTGATCGCCATGACTGCCTGCACCGCGATGGATTCCACCGGCATGGGCATCGGGCTCTTCGACATCCTGAATGTGAAGCATAGCGGTCGCCTGATGGGAGTGAACTTCGGCGGCTCCAGCCGCTTGCGGCGCGAACAGCAGCAAGAGGCGAGATCGGGGCAAAGCGTTCCCGATGGCGCGGTCCGGATGAAGGTTGATTTGTCGATTCGCTTTAAGCGATCGTTGGAGTCGGGGCACTTTCGCATTCCTGCGGACCCGGAAATCCGACTGGAGTTTCAGTCCATCAAGAAACAGCCGACGGCCACGGGGGTGACCTTCGATGCTCCGCAGATACAGGTAGACACTGCGATCGCCGGCGGCGAGCGCAAGAAAATCTACGCCCACGCTGATCGTTATTGGGCAGCGGCGTTGGCTGACTACGCGGCCCGGGTATCGCCGCTGGAGTTGGGTATGACAACCCCCAGCGCGGAAAGTTCGTTTGACCAATCGAGAGGATGCTTGTAATGGCTGCTAAAGAAGAGATGTTGGCCGAGATGCCGCCGGCGCCGCCGCCGGGCGAAATCGTGGACGAGCAGCGCCTCTACCTGACCCAGATCTCGCAATGGCGCAACACCCTAGCCTTTGGCGGCACCACCAACCCATCGGTGATCTGGTCGTCGATGTCGCGCAACGAAGCCACTGCCATGCTCTATTACCGCGAACTGGAAGACAAAGATGACGATGTAGGGAATTGTTTGGATGAGTTGAAGCTCTCGGTTCTGAAGCGCGATCGCAAGGTGTCGCCGGCAGACGAGAGCAGCCAAGCGATCGAGGTCGCTAATTTCATTGACGCTCAACTGCAGAACCTACCGGACTTGCATTCGATATTGGACTGCATCCTCGACTCTCCCGGTTACGGATTTTCGACGGCTGAGATGATCTTCGATGTTTCTGAAGGCCAGGTCGAGCTGGAAGACATGCGCGACCGGCCCCAGGAACTGTTCCTATTCGGTAATCGTTCCCGGCCGCAGGTGGGGCCGCTTCAATTACTGCCGTCGCCCTGGGCAATGGAGGGCGACGTCATGCCTGAACAAAAATTTCTCACGTTCACTTACCGCCCTCGCTCAGGGAACCGTATGGGCCGCCCGTTGCTGCGTAACGTGTTCTGGCCCTCATGGTTCAAGCGCAACGATCTCCGCATGTGGCTGCAGTACGGGGAGAAAGGCCCCGGCACGGCCGTGGTCAAGTACAACGACAGCGATAGTGAGCAGCAAAAGCAACTTGCAGCCGAACTCGCCAAGGCGCTGGTGGAACGCAGCGCGGTGGCTGTCCCGCAGAACTTTAATTATGACGTGGACCTACTGACCAAGGCGCGGCCCATTTCACCCGAGGTCTACGTGAAGCTCTTCCAGGCGATGCAATACAGCATCGCCCGCCGCATCAAGGGCGAGACCCTGACTTCCTTTGGCAATGAAGGCGGCACAGGGTCACGCTCCATGGGTGACACACATGCCGAAACCTTTAATGACCGCAGCGTCGAGCTAGCCAAGTCCGTTGCGACGGCAGTGAATCGGCAGGTCGTGCGGCCACTCGTGCTATGGAACTATGGGCCCGATGCCCCCATGCCGATATGGCAATTCGACACGAAGGAGGCAGCTGACCTTTCTAAGGCCATCGTGACGGACTCTGGAGCGCAGCGGATGGGTAAATCAGTCCCGACCAGCTACGTGTCGGAGAAGTACGGCATCCCAATGGTCGACGGCGAACCCGAAGTGCTGGTGCCCAACGTCAATGCGCCGCAGGTGGCCTTGCAGGCGCGCGATGTGTCCACCTTCGCCGAAGCGATGCTGATGTCGCCGGAGATGAAGCACGATCATGCGGAGTTCGACAAAGTGTTTGCCGAACTGAAAGGCGACTCGCTCGACTTGATGAAGGAGCGGGTGAAAGAAGTTGTGGACGCTGCCGCGCGCGGCCGGAGATGAACCGCTATGGGCCGCCCCGAAGACACTGAGACTGCGTACATTCGCTACGGACGAACACTGGCTGAGGCCGCAGCCTTGGGGGAAGAGGTCTTCCAGCCGAATCCCCAGCAGTCGGAGCCGACCATGGAGATGCGTACCTGCGTGCAGCGCTTCCTTGCGCTCCGCAATATGCGGCACACTTGCCCCAACCTCTGCTGCTGCCGCTGCGCTTTCGAGCGGCTGGCGCCGCATCTGCTGGCCGCTTGGGAGAGTGAGCGATGACGGCCGTCGCCAGCGCGATCGGCATCCAGCATCGCCTGGGCAGCTTGCTGGCGCATCATCTGGCAGCCGCCAATCTGCTGGGCCGCGCGCAGCTCGTCCGCGAAGTCCACAAGCGAACCGGCAAGCGCGTCGAGATCGCCACCAGCTCGCGGCTGGTCGTCCATTCCCACTTCGCCGAAGGCGATACCACCGACGCCACCATGGGCTTCTCCTTCGATCTCCCCAACGAAGGCGCAGCCGACTATCTGCGCAACCTGGTTCCCGTCACCAAAGACATCTTCGATGGCATGACCTCTCAGTATCAGGCGCAAGCATTCACGTTGGCCGGCGTGGCCGATCAGCGGCTGATCGAGCGCATTCGCGACGAGCTCGTCGCCGTGCAGCAGAAGGGTGGCAGTCAGGCCGACTTCGAAGCCGCGGTGAAGCAGCTCACCAATGAAGCCGGGGTAGCTGACCTGAACGCTTTCACGCTCGACACCGCATTCAACACAGCGATGCAGCGGGCGTACTCGCTGGGACGCTTCGAGCAGATGTCCGCCCCGATGACCAAGGCGGTGCTGCCCTACTGGCAGTATTGGACGGTGGGCGACGATAGAGTGCGTCCTGAGCACCGCGTGCTGCACATGTTCACCGCCCGCGCCGACGATCCGGTGTGGATGAAGATCTATCCGCCCAACGGATTCAACTGCCGCTGCTCGGTCATCCCCGTGCTCTCCGATGAAGCGCCCAAAGGCGCGGATGAGCCGGGCAATGAGCGGCTTCCGCTGCTGGCGCGGCTGCTGGTTCCGCAGCCCGGATTCGGTAAAGTCTTCGCCGCCTGAAGGCCGGAATCTGCCAGTATTCCCACGCCTGACTATATTTCCCGCATCCACCCCATCCCGCCGCCGATGATTGCCAGCGATGGCAACCAGTAACCATGCCGAAGGCTTACGCGACTGGTTTGAGATCTTTCGCGCCGGCAGCTACGGAGATAAAGGCGAGTACACAGCGCAGGACCTACAGCACGTCGCCGACAGTTACAACCCCGACTTCCACGAAGCTCCCGCGGTGATCGGCCACCCTGATACGAATGCTCCCGCGTATGGCTGGGCCAAAGCCGTGAAGTACGACGCAGGGAAACTGTTCGCGAAGTTGGGCGAGGATACCGACCCGAACTTTGAAGAGATGGTGCGCAAGGGGCTCTTCAAGAAACGCAGCGTCTCCTTCTACAAAAAGCCGGACGGGTTGGAGTTACGGCACATCGGATTTCTGGGAGCGCAGCCGCCCGAGGTGAAGGGCCTGGCGGCGATCAAGTTTGAAGAAGGTTTCGAGACGGCCGAGGTCGTCTTCGAGGAGGGTTCGATGGCAGCGCAGGAAAAGACTTTGACTTTTGCCGAGCAATTTAAGGCGTTCTTCGAGGAGCACTTCGGCGCGAAGAACACAGCGGCGCAGTTCAGCGAGGCCGACGCAAAGCGGCTCGTCGAAACCGCCGTCGCCCCGCTGGCCGCGAAGAACACGGAGCTGGAAACCAAGCTGGCGAAGCAGGCCACTGACTTTGCCGAGCGCGAGCGCAAGCTCGTCACGGGCGAGCACTCGGGCCTGGTAGCTGAGGCAGTCAACAAACTGCGCTCGGCCGGCAAGTGGGTCCCGGCGTTCGAGAAGATGGGGCTGAAGGTTGTGTTCGCCGAGCTGGCGAAGGTGACCGAGACCATCGAGTTCGGCGAGCCCGACAAAGACGGCAAGAAGGCGAAGGTGTTGCCGCTCGACCTCCTGACCAATTTTCTGGAGAAACTGCCGAAGATTGTGCCGGGCGGGACCGCCGTCGATGGCAAGAAGGTCATTGAATTTTCGAGCGCGCGCCCGACGGCGACACGCGGCCAGACCGTGGTTGACCAGAACTCCGAACAATTGCACGCGCTGATCCTGGAATTTCAGGAGAAGAATCCCAAGGTCGAATATGGCGAGGCGATGATGCAGGTCGCCTCGAAGCATCCGGAATTGACGGTGTCCGGCGGCATGGCCGCGGGCGCGGTCTAGCAAGAAGCAGTTGTCAGTAGTCAGTAGTCAGTAGCCAGTAGCCAGTCAAGAAAGTTTTAGCCGCGCCGATCGCGGCCAGGAGAAACGACGATGACACTCGCAGTCTCAACCAAAGGCGTAATCGGTAACCCGCAGAAGCGGACCTACCACGCCGGCGCGGCCAGTATGACTCGCGGTCTGGCGGTAGTGCCCGTCACCGATGACGAGCATGTGGCGATCGCTGGCGCCAACGTCCCGGTGATCGGGTTCATCGAGGAGAGCACGATCAGCGCCGAAGATCCCATCTCGATCATCGAGGACGGCGAGTTCATCGCCAAGATTGGCGCGGCTATCACCATCGGACAGTTCCTAAAGACGGACAGCAGCGGCCGGGTGATCCCGACTGCCGCAGTCACCGACAACATCGTGGCCAAGGCGCTCAGCTCGGGCTCGAATGCGAATGACTACATCCTCGCCAAGGTCACCGAGTTCTATGGCAGCAGCTCTTCGAGCAGCAGCTCCAGCAGCAGCAGCTCTTCGAGCAGCAGCAGTTCGAGCAGCTCCTCGAGCAGCAGCCACTAGAGCGCGAGAAGGCGAGTGGGCGGGGCGGCCGCCCAGCGAGAGATTGAAAGCAAGTCCGCGAGACGCGGAGGAGGAAGGTTCTAATGGGTGCATTCACTGGTTTGCAACCGCTCGGCACACTCAACGTGGCGTTGTCGAACTACGCCAAGGCGTACCGCAATAATGCCTTCGTTTCCGAGTTGATCGCGCCGCGCGTGGACGTGGCGCGGCAGTCGTTCCAGTACGTCATCTTCGATCGCGCCAACCAGCGCAACGATCGCGACGTCCTGCGCGCGCCCGGCGCTCGCCCGCAAACCGTACGCCGCACCTACAGCAGCGACACCTACATGTGCAAGTCGCATGCGCTGGCTGCCTCGGTGCCCTTCGAAGAAGAACAGTACGCTCTCGGCCTGGGCTTCTCGGCTAAGCAGAATGCGACCAAGCTGTTGATCGATCGCATCAACCTGGCCCGCGAGGTCTATGTCGCCAGCCTGGCCCGCGACAACACCAAGTTCACCAACTACAGCGATCTCAGTGTCGGCGGCAGCGTCTATCCGTGGGACGACTACCAGGTCGGGCACTCGCATCCCATCGTGGATGTCGACAACGCTAAGGACCTGATCAAACAGTCCGGAGTGTTGGCCAACGCCTTCATCATCAGCACACCGGTTTACAAAAATCTGCGCAACCATCCCGACATCATCGACCGCTTCAAGTACACCACGCCTGGCGCGATCGGCCTCGCCGAATTGAGCCAGGTGTTTGGGGTCCCGGTTACCGAAGCCGCCGCCATCGTCCTCGACAAGAGCAATGTGGGCTCGTGGATTTGGGGCGGCGACGCTGTTCTGACCTACACCCAGCCGGCGCCGACCATGGACGATGTGAGCGCCATGAAGACCTTCAACTGGGCGGCAGCCCCGATGACGGCAGGCGGCTACGGCGTGCTGGAATTTCCGGACCCGTACCTGGATGCGAAGACGGATTGGGAGTCGGTGGATTGGTACTGGGACACCAAGGTCACGGCCGCAGAGACGGCGTACCTATTCAAGAACACGGTCACCGTCCCGGCCTTCGGCGCGATCGCAGCCCCGACGGTGGGGTAATAGCAGGGGAGCAATCTGGGCCTCTTAACGTAACGATAGCCGCGGCAAAGGAGAAACTTATGACAGATGAAGTCAACGTGAAAGTGAACAACGAACCCGGCAAGCCCGGCGATCAGGGCAAACCCGGCGATCAGGGTAAGCCCGGCGACCAGGGAAAAGCTGGCGAGCTTGGCGAGAAGGGCAAGCCCGGAGACCAGGGCAAGACCGGAGAACCCGGCAAGCCCGCCAGCCAGGACGTGGCCGTGGACCGGAGGTGGGGAATGGAAGCGCACCCCGCCGCGCCGGGCACTGCGGTCAAGGAGACCACGGTCAAGGAGACCACGGTCAAGGAATAACGAATTAACCGAAAACTGTCCGGCTCCCGTAAGGGCAGCGACGTTGATACGAGGGCCATCTGGCTGGAGCCGCTGGATGGCCCAATTTCTAGGAGGATAACCAATGACGAAGAATGATGGCTCGGTCAAGAAGTACCAGGCTGTCCATACGGTCGCCTTCGGTAAGCAGGTCCATTACCCGGGATCTGTGTTCGAGGCACCGGAGAAAGATGCTGCTGGCTTTCTGCGGAGTGGGTACATCGTGGTCGCCCCCGCTGAGGCGGAACTGTTCGAGGCGCCGAACCCGAAGGTCGCGTAGTTGGCCTACGCGACCCAATCCGACCTGGTCCCGCTGCGCATCACGCAGAAGGAACTGGTGCAGCTCACTGACGACACCGCCAGTGGCAAGGCCAACACTGCAGTAGTGACCGCGGCGCTGGAAGAGGCGAGCGGGAAGATCGATTCCTATTGTCGCAACCGCTATGCCACTCCGCTGCAAGCATCGGATTCGGTGAAGGGCCTCTGCCTCGACATTGCCACCTGGCTGCTGTTCAGCCGGCGCCGCAACATCAAGATGGCCGAGACGGCGCAGACGCGCTACGACGAGGCGATGAACTTCTTGAAGGACATCTCCACTGGCAAGGCGCAACTCGACCAGCCCAGCGGCGCAGTGCCGCAGAGCGCGCTGGGCGGCCCGGTAGTCGCCGCCACGGGGAGCGTGCCCGAAGACAAAGATGCGCGCTTTCGCGATGAACAGTTGAAGGGGTTCTTCTAGTGCCCGAAGTCATTGTCAAAGTCGATGCTGCAAAAGCCACCATCGGGCTGGCGCAATTTCGCATGGGCATCGCGGACCGCCGCGAGCTGATGGACGTGTTGGGCGCCGGGCAGCTATCCAGCATCTACAAAACTTTTGATGAGGAAGGCCCTGGCTGGTTGCCACTCAATTTCTCGTCGAAGGGCTGGATGGGGAAAAAGTATTCTGCGGGGCACAAGCTGCTGCAAGACACCGGGCAGATGCGCGCCGAGATCCACCCAGTGGCCAGTGCGGATTCGGTTTCCCTGGTGAGCAGCCTGAAACGCGGGCGCATCCAGAACTTCGGGTGGAGCGGAACGCAGAAAGTCGCGCCCTACAGCTATTCGCGCCGCATGGGGACCGGACGGCTGTTAATTACCAACAAGCTGGGTAGAAAGCAAACTATCACTCGGAAGATCGAAGGGCCGGGAGGTCGCGTCAGCGTGAAGGCTTTCTCTCGGCAGATCAACATTCCCCCGCGGCCGTTTATGGTGTTTCGTCCCGAGGATCCGCAGCGCATGGTGAGCGAAACCAGCCTCTTCATCCGCGCGCGCGCGCGCCAGGCCGGACTGGAGGCCAACTGATGGGCGACTGTCCTTACAGTTTGGGCTGTGTGCCCCCGCGCAAAAGCGACAAGGCGCAGATGCGTGAGTTCCTGCAAAAGAAACTACGCGGGAGGCGCAAGTAGATGGCCTCCCAATTTCTACCCGGCGATGCGGTAGCCGCGATCGAGGATCTGCTGCAAGGCTTGACCCTGGGCGACGGTACGCCGCTGAACATCGGCTCGATCGGCGAGCTGGAGATCAACGACGACGACGAGCTCGTCTTTGACCAGCCGATGGTGCGTACGCGCTATGCCGGGAGCCCGGTGTACAAGAGCGACGAAAACCAGCAGCTCAATTATCAGGATGTGCAACACGTCATCGAGCTGTGGTGCTACGTCGAAAACCTGCGCGGCAAAACGGAGCAGCGTCAGGACTCGGTTGATCTGGCCGGGCTGGTGCTGGCGCGCATGGCGGGAGCGCGGCTGCCGTTGAGTGATGGTTCGAGCTCTGAGCCAGTGCGCATCTGGCGGGTGACAGACTTCATTGCCATCCCGTTTGGGATGGTTTACATCGTGCATGTTGTAGTGCCGGGGATCGCGCAGTTCCCCGGGGCGAAGGAGTCGTAAGTGGCAGGCGAGGATTTTGTCCACATTCAGTTGAGCGCCGCCGGAGTGAAGATGGCTGGCACCGGTGGACAGGTGCGCATTACCGCCGGGCGTGGCAGCTTCGTGTTTGTGGTTGGCCAATCGCAGCGCGTGACTAAAGCCTACGAGTGGAACGTGCTGCTCAAGAACGAACGCTTCCAGGGCCAGCCCATTCTTGAATTGACGGCAGCAGCAGCGCCTGCGACCTCGTCTTCGTCCAGTTCGGCGCGAGTTGTGGTTCACCCGGCCCATGGCCCAGTGATGGGTCCGGGGCTTCCCCCTGAATTCGGAGTGCAACGCCACCCCGCGATCGCGGCGGTGAAGGAGAAATAACATGGCAGGTGCTTTTGAATCCCAGAAAAAATCGGCACGGGAGCTGGTGATCAGCCCCTACTGCCAGATTGCTGCCGGCGAGATCTTCGCCGACGCCAGCCTAACCCGCCGCCAGCGTTTCGATGGGGGCGCCATCTTCGAACTGGCAGCCACGCGCCGCACCGACAAGGACATGTCGGGCAAGGGCACTGAGTTCGCCACCGACAACCAGCTCACCAACTGGGACCTGAAGGGCAGCCTGAAGGCCGAGATGAATGACTTTATCGCTGGCTGGGCGCTGGCCCTCGTCATGGGCAAAGAGGTGGTCACCGCTGGCAGCAGCAGCTCCAGCAGCCTGTTCCCGCCGTTCACCCACGCCATCGCCTTCGACGAAAGCACCACGCAGGCGAAGATGACCAACATCTACATGGCAGACACCAACGACGTGAAGACCAAGTATCCGGACTTCGCGGTCAGTGATGTCACTATCAGTTGGACGGCCAAAGGCTCAGTGGGCTTCGAGGTAGGGCTGATCAGCACCGGCCGCTGGCTGGACGAAGCCATGGCGTCGCTGCCTGCGCTGCCCACCAACGCCTACCTGCTCAATTCCGACACGGTGTTTCGCTTGGCTCCCTTTGCGGGAAGCCTGGCCGACTACACCGGCCGCTTCATGTCGGCGACGCTGAAGATCTCCTCCGGAGTGGTGAGCCACGTTACTCCCGGCGGCGGCAAGTTCGGCATCTTCATGCGCACCGGGCTGCGCAAATTCTCGTTGCAGGCGCGCATCGCCGCCAAAGACACCGACGACGTTCGCACCCTGATGAACAACGACACCATGGCCAAGATGGACATCACCACCACCTCGGGGCTGCTGCCTTCGATCCTCGGGATCTCGATCCCAAAGTTCAAGCTGAAGACCAACAAGATCGGGGTCGACGGCAACATGGTGATCTGGGACATCGAGGTGGACGAGACTTCGGCCCTGAAAGTTGTGGGGGACAGTCCGGTGGATGCGCTGAGTGCGACCGTGCAGAATTCCGTGCCGTCATATCTGACCGGGGTGGACGAGGAGGGCAGCTCCAGCAGCAGCTCCTCATCGAGCAGTTCAAGCAGCTCGTCGAGTAGCAGCAGTTCGAGCAGCTCGTCGAGCAGCAGCAGCAGCCACTAAGGGCAGGGCAGTAGCCAGTAGCCAGTTGTCAGTAGCCAGAAAAGAGGAACTATGTCTTGGAGTGTAAGCGCATCCGGAACCCCCGCAGAAGTTCGTGGGCGACTTAGTGAACAGTTCAAAGGCCCGCTGGCCGAGAAGCCTGCCGGATTGAATGACGATGGCGAACGCGAGACGGTTCGGCTAATTGCCGAGACGATTGAACAATGCCTTGGGACGTTTGACCCACAAAAGACTGTTTCAGTGAGCGCGAGTGGACACATGGGGTCCGAGGGCTACACCACGAAGGCTGGGGCTTACCAGAACGTCAGCCTGTCGATTACCCCGTAATTTACCGGCGAAAAGACCATGGCAAACCGCGAACTATGGGTGGCGGGCTTCCCCGGATACTGCGGGGGGGCCAACACCGAGCTCGATCACAACATCGACCTGTGGCGGCGCTTCGGCGTCGACGTCCACCTGGTGCCGATGGGCGATCGCGACCCGGTGGCGGAGCAAAGCGTTTTGGCTCGGGGCTGCCGGATTCACGAATACTGCGACAACATCTTCGCAGGCAAGATGGTGGTCAGCTTCTGCAACGACATTTTTCTGAAGAAGCTGCCGCTCATCATGCAACACGGCCGGCCGGCGAAAGTCATCTGGTTTAACTGCATGACCTGGCTCTTCGAGCCGGAGAAAGAAGCGCACGCCAAGGGCTGGATTGACCTGTTCGGCTACATCAGCGACTACCAGCAGAAGATGCTGGTCCCGCAATTGGAAGCCATTCGGCCGGTCAATGCTTTTCGTTGCACGCCGTACTTCAACGCTGAGCGCATCGAGCGGCGCTATCGCGAGTGGGATGGGTCGTACCGGATGGGGCGCATCTCGCGTGACGACCAGGCCAAATACCCGGCCGACATGTGGCGCATCTTCGATCGCGTGCTGCTGCCGCCCGGACTGAAGAAGAAGGTCTATGTGTTGGGCTATGGACCAAATGCGCTGGTGAAGACCGGCAAGGCCCCAGTGGATGGCAGCTTTGATCTGCTGGTCTGGAACTCGAACGCGATCCCTGCTGCCCAGTTCTACAACGGCATCGACACAATGATCCACAAGACGGGCGGCTCGCGCGAGAGTTACAGCCGCGTTTTGCTTGAGGCTTATGCCCACGGAGTGGTGCCAATCGTGGAGCGCGACTTCGCGTTTCCCGAACTGGTGGTGCACGGCGAGACCGGCTACATGGCCTCCAGCTCCGACGAGATGAGCTTTATCGCCAGCATGCTGGCGCATGATCCGGCCGAGCATCGCCGGGTAGCGGAGAACGGCCGCAAACATTTGGAGCAGCTCATCAATCCCGAGAAGTGCTGGGCAGGATGGAAGCAGGTGCTGCAATGAAGGTCCTAATTACAGGCGGAGCTGGATTCATCGGCTCGCATCTTGCCGAACGGCACCTCGCGCTTGGCGACGAAGTGTGCGTCATCGACGACCTCTCGACCGGCTCCATGACCAACATTCAGCACTTGAAGGGCGATCTCCAGTTCACCTATTACATCGATAGCGTCAACAACACACGCCTGATGGCCGAACTGGTGGACCTGGCGGATGTCATCTATCACCTGGCCGCGGCCGTGGGCGTGCGGCTGATCCTCGACAGCCCGGTGCGAACCATCGAGACCAATATCGGTTGCACGCAGATCGTCTTGGAGCTGGCGGCGAAGAAGCGCAAGCGCGTGCTGATCACGTCCACCTCGGAGGTCTACGGGAAGCAAGACCATGTCCCCTTTTGCGAAGACGATGACCTGGTGCTGGGAGCTACCAGCAAGGCCCGTTGGAGCTACGCCTGCTCCAAAGCCATCGACGAATGCCTGGCCATCGCATACTGGAAAGAGCGCGGAGTCCCCGCCGTTATCGCGCGCTTGTTCAACACGGTTGGCCCGCGACAAACTGGCCGCTACGGCATGGTGATCCCGACCTTTGTTGCGCAGGCGCTGGCCGGCGAAGACATCCGGGTCTTCGGCGACGGCACGCAGAGCCGCTGCTTCACCGATGTGAGCGATGCGGTCGATGCCCTGGTCGGCATAGCGGCACACCCCGACGGCAACGGCGAGGTGTACAACGTGGGGAGCGGCGAGGAGGTTACGATTCTGGAGCTGGCCGAGAAGATCAAGCAGATGACGGGCTCGAAATCCCGGATCGTGTTCGTGCCTTACAGCGCGGCCTACAAAGAAGGATTCGAGGACATGGCGCGGCGCGTCCCGGCTATCGCCAAGCTGCATCAGCTCACCGGGTATGCGCCCAAGATTTCCCTGGAAGCATCATTGCACCGCATCATCGGCTCCATAGCAGCAGGTGCTGCATGTGCAGCAGGTGCTGCATGATTCTCAAGGCGGTCATCACGACATTCGACAACCTGCCGCTGCTGCAGCGGCAGTTGTCCATCCTGCGCGCAGATCCGTTGGTCGACGAGATCATCGTCGTCGATAACGGCTGCGAAGACGGGACTGGGGAGTGGCTGAGCACAGAGGAGAATGGCGACCTGTACGTCATCCACCGCGAGAACCAGGGCGCCGGCGCAGGCAGGAACACTGGGCTCGACGCCGCCTCCCGCTTTGACTTTGTGCTGATGCTCGATGGCGGAATCCTTCCGCTACGCGGCGGGACACAGCAGATGCTGGCTTACCTGCAACGCCGCCCGGATGCCCAGGTCATAGGAGTGGACCACTCCGACACCGTCACTGAAGAAGCCAAAGCCTCAGCGGACTGGGCAGAACCGATTCTCGACGTTGATACCTACTGGAACCGATGCTTGTCGCAAACCCACTACTGCCTGGCGCGCTATGCGGCGTTCGATGGCCTGCGCTTCTCCGAGGAAGGGCCATTCGGTGAGCCGGGCTGGGGCGCCGACGATAACGAGATGGCCTGCCAGTGGCTGGAGGCAGGCATCGTGGTGCACGTCGTGAAGGAGAAGCTGCATCCCTACCGGCGCGGCTCGGGCAGCTTCGAAAGACTGTATCGCGAGACGGGGATTTGGCCCAACGCCTACGGATCAGTGTACGAACAGCGGGTCGTCTGGACGCAGCAGAATTGGCCGCAATACTTGCAGGGAATCCAGTGGGGCGAACCGTGGCTGACCGTCCTCATCGTTGACGACGGCGACGTGGAGAGAACGATCCAGCTGATCAAGCAGGCCCACGATAAGT